AATTACTCCATCTACAATTATATTTATTTTACTGCTTTTTGGAGGTTTCTCCTTTAATCAATTTTGCCAGATCAGCAGTGGATCCCACAAAGAGAGCATTGTTAGTTACACTAGTAGGACCTTTCTTCTCTTCCTCATTAACTTCTTTAATTTTTTTCTGAAGGTCTAATAATTTATCGGTAGCATCAGAAACACTTTTAATAAGTTGCCCTGCCACTTCATATGCTCTGGGCATCTCACTTTCTTGAGCAATCTCTAAAATACCATTAATGGCTTCTTGTCCTTTTTCAATTATACTATAAAGATTACCTCGTGTATATTCATAATCCTTCGTTATATCATCCTTAGTTAAACGATCAGGTTTTTGTATTCCAACCGGAGATTTTTCTTCCTCTACTACATCAGGAGTTATATTAAAAGTTTTATCTAATTGATTACTCATGAAATAGTACCATCAAATCCAAAGTCATCGCCTTCCTCAATGAGAGCATTGTCATCTTGAACTACAGCATTACTTGCCACAGTTGGATTAACAACCCTTACAGCAGTTCCTTTAACATGAGAAGCAGCAACAGTATCGTCTTTTGCCCTCTCTACAACTATTGAATTATTATTTACAGTGGTAACCAGCATTTCTTCACTATCAATGTAAATATATTGATCCACTGCAATATTAGTTGCATCGGTTAAAGCAATTTCTACTTCGGTGAGGTTAACATCCTCATTTAGTGTAGTTACAATAGGACCATCATAACTCTTAACTGCTCTTGGTGTAACAGTATAAGTAAGATCTCTGGAAGTATTTGTAGTATCTGTTCCTGAAAGGTAGCTAACCCGAACCTTCTTAACAATATCGTCGGTAGCAGAAGTAACAGGACCAAACATATAGGTCTTTGCAGTAAATCTCAAAGTATAAAGAAGAACTCTTCTACTTTCAAAGTCTCCCTCATAATCATCCTGCATCGTAATATTTTCTAATATAATAGGAATATCTCTCTTCTCATTAATACTGCCCACTAAATTTACCGAAACGCTATATGCAGGTTGAAAATATGGTAAAATCTGTTCTGTAATTTGTAAGGCATCATCATTCAACTTACACATTATAGAAAGTTCAAATTGCATATTATAAGGAACGGGCATATATGCCTTTTTAGATTCTGTTCCGTCAGTAGGATCTTTTACAGTAAACTGCTGAGTTGTAGTAACTTTTCTTGATGGATCATAAGTAAGTCCCGTGAATTCAAAGGACATACGGGGTAACGTAATTGCTGTTGCCTTATTTAAATCGGGAGTCTGAGTTAAACGCGCTAAAAACTTTTGGGTAGGACCATAGGCCAAAGGAACTCTTATATCCGAACCTTCTTGTTTAATAGTAATTCCATTAAAAAGAGTACCAAACGCAATGATGGTCCTCCTCAAAATTTCGTTATAAAAATATTCAAACATTGTTATAGTCCTGGTATATTATATTTATACCCACCGAGTTACAGTCAATTCAATGGAATTGTCATCCATTTCCCATTCCTCTTCCACTTGGAACCCTTCTTCTTTTACAATATTATGAAGGGTAGTTCTTGCATACTGTTGAGTTACCTTATCGATAAATCTACTTACGGGAACATCTAAATCCCAAGTATCTAATTCAGCAACTAATTCATAATTTTCTGTATTCTTATTCCACCTAAATCCAATATCATTTCTAATGGCAACCTCTGCAAAAAATTCAGGGTGCTCATCTGCATGGACGGGATTATTAACCACCAACACTTTATTCTCCTCAATATCATGACCCATGACTTGAAGGGCTTCAATCAAATTTGGACGATCTTTAATTTGAGTTTTGATGCAAGTAAAATGAGACATTAACATCCCTCCGAATCGTGGGTAAATTCTTCAACCAACTCCTCTGCAACTACTGCTTGTTGATAGTAGGAAGGTTTCTGTTCTCGTTGGAGAACATTTCCTAACTTATCTTCAATTCGTTGAGTGAGTTTTTCACAGTTTGGTCCAACAACACCCATTACCTCTTCAGTAACAGTGCCATCTTGTCTAATTGTAAATTTGATAGATTGCTGTGCCATTTGTTACATGATAAGGTTCAAGTATTTAGGGAGTACCAAAAGGGTTCTGTTCCGTAAAATCTAAAATAGAATCTGCTGCTGTTTCTATATTGAGATTATCAGCAAATCCATCTTCTAATGGATCCAGATCAATCTGCCTTATAGCATTTACAGCACCTGATGTTTGTCCCACCAGTTTCTCCCCTAATGTCCATGTTCCACTAACTGAAGCTAATTCTATCACACTTGTCTCAGTATTCCAAGTTCTTACCCTAGCAGTAGTACCGCTAATTTGACCCACAACTTCTTCATTAAATTGGAAGTTACCTGTATAGGTTACACCCGCACCTGTAATCGAAATGGTTGGTGCGGTACTATATCCCATACCAGCATTAGTTATGTTAATGGCAGTAATACTTCCACTGGAATCTAAGACAGCAGTAGCAGCAGCACCAGCAGTACTAACACCAGTCTTGAATATTTCACTTGTAAAGGAAATAGTTGGGCTTGTAGTATATCCACTACCACCGGATGTAACAGTTACAATTCCTATACCATCATTACTAACAACAGAAGTTGCTGCTGCACCTGAACCTCCATTACCAAAAATACTAATTACCGGAGGATTAGTTATAGCATAACCAGCACCCGCATTCTGCAAATCTACGTTCTGAATAGATCGAGTTGCAGGATTGACTGCCTTATTACACACAACCATTCCCGCAATAAATCGTACTGTTCCTATACCCGTTATTCCACCTGATGGTGCAGAAGAAATAGCAACCGTAGGACCACCTAGATATCCTCCTCCTCGATTAGAAAGTTCAATATATCTAATACCCCCAGTAACGATACCTGTCACAGCAGTCGCTGTTACCCCTAAACCCACTAAGGTAAGAGTTTGAGTTGGTCCAATAATTGTAGAAAGACCATCCCCTGATACACCATCATAGTCATCTCCAATTAGAGAATCATCAATCTCCTCAACCCCAGTATCAATAACCTCATCCTCGTAAACGAAGAGTTCACATTTTAATGTATAAACATAAGTCTTCTTAAGTTGATAGAAAGGCTTTTCATGCTCTACATACTTAATTTCAAATAAACGATCTCCCAATGGGAAATAAATTAAATCCCCTTCTTTTGGTCGAGTTGCTAATTTAATATCGGATTCATTTTGCATTAAAGGTTCAATATAAGTCTCCCATCTATCCCGTGAAATCGTAACTGTTATTTCATTCTTTTGCTCAATACCAAATTTAGATAAGATTACAGGATTCTCCCCATACCCATCAAAGGTATCCAAATAAGCTTCTAATGGATAAGCATCATCAAATTTGGATCTTAATACCTCTTTTATTACAGTTGCTGTCTCAACATACTTACGAGGTAAATAATGCACCTCAACACCATACATCCTCAACTGTTCGTTGATTAGATCTTGTACTAAATTTTGTTCAGATCTAGAACCTTGTTGAAAATACGGGTTAAGTGCCATATCATCCTATCATGTCTAATGGTGGAAGTTCATAAGTATTAGACATAATCTCTCTAATTCTTTCCAACTCTTTTTCAGCATCATCATATATTTGTCTTCCATTCATCTCTATTCCACCTGGTAATTTAACTCCGTTGAATTTTAATAAATTTTGTCCCCACTGTTTTTTAATCAAAGCAACCGTATATGGTTTCAAGAAAGAATCATTCCATACTCGTGTATAATCGGTGGGATCCATTGCTCTCCAACAATCAATAATCAAATAATCCCCTGCTCTAAGACTACTCCAATCAATATCAAGATATAAACGATCTTGTCTTTGATTAAATCTTATTTGTTTCTGAGTTGTTAATAGAAACTCGATGTCAGACAAATACGTTTTAGTCATTGCATAAGTCAACATCTCCATCGCACCAAAGAAGTAAATATCATTTAAGAATAATTGATATTTAACACTAAACATATTATTGGTAATAGTATTTGCTCCATCAAAATGGAAAACTTTTGTACACCCAATAATAGCAGGAGGAATTTCTAGATAGTTACTATTTTCTTCATAATCAAATTGGATTTCTGTACCATTGATAGTAGCAGTGGCACTACTTGTAGTTATTCCAGTTACTCCCGTTTGTCCTGGACCTTTTCCTCTATCAATATCATCATCTGTTACTTTATACTTTAAATATGTCTGCGCTACACCATCAAAATGTCTTTCTTGAAAGAATTGGAGAGCATCATCTACAATATCCTCTATTTGTTCATCGGCAACATTAATTTCCAGTACCGGAGCACCTAACTGCCTTTTGCAGTAATCGATAAATTGGGATCTGGATGCTGGTTTAGCCATCTATACAATACCTCTACAATATTTAGGGTGCCGAAGCAATACCCGCATAAACGAGGATATTACCATTTACCATATTATAAACAGTAGTTGCACTTCCTGCTCTATTAAATGTAACTGCTGTGCCTGGTAATACTTCTAATGGTGAAGTAGAGGCACTTCCAATATAAGATGTAGATAATCCACCTGAAGATTCAACGGCATTAACATATACATTTGTTAAAGCAGATCCTACCGTTATTGAATCCCCCACCGCAACATTTGTAATCGAATTAACAGTAAATGCAGTACTTCCTACTCCTACTGTAGATCCTACGGCAATAGCAGTATCAAGAACTGATTTAGTTTCAACCTCAGGAGTCATTAATATATTATATTCATATCTTCCTTCAGCAAGACTACGGGTAGCTGTTGTTCCTAAAGAAATATAAAATTGCCCATCATATGCACTAGTAAATCCTACAGTAAAAGTAGCA